TGCTAAAAAGAAAAAGAAAAAAATTGGAGATCAATTAAAAAAAGAAGGTAAATTTATTAAAGAAAAAGTTACTGGACCAGCAAAACAAAGATTAAAAAATTTAGAACAATCTAAATCACAACCACAAAATATTAAAGGTATGCCTTTACCTAAAGGTGTAAAAAATCCAATAAGAGCTCAAAAAAATACTTTATATACAGGAGGGAAACCAACTACAGCAGAAAAATTAGATGCAGTTAGTAATACTAGCGCATTTACTAAAGGGCAAAAAGCATTTACAGGAACAAAGAAAAAAGCAACAGAAACATTAGGTAAAGCTCAAAGTGCAACAAAAAAATTAGCTGATGATACAATGGCAGCAATTAAATCTGATCCAAGTAAAGCAGCAGTTATTGGAGCAGCAGCTTTATTATCTCCTTCAATAATGAAAGCTACATTAAAAAGTCAACAAATGTATACAGTTGAAAAAAATTCAGATGGAGGTTTTGATTTAAAATTTAAAGATGGAAATACAATTACTACAGATAGTTTTATGTTTAGTCCAAAAGCAGTAGATGATGTTAGAACAAGAATAGCAATATTAGATTCTATTGTTTTATCTGATGATCCACAAAAAAGAAAAGATGAATTTAAAGAACATAGTATGTATTTAGCAAATAAATATGGAATTTATAATATTCAAGGTAAAAATTTATCTTTAAATGTTCCAAGATATTAATGTATGGCAGTAACCAAAGTAGATATAGCTTCAAGAGCATTAGTAATGATAGGAGCAAATCCTATTTCATCATTTACTGATGACACTACAGAAGCTCTTGTAACTAATACAATATATGAAGAAGTAGTTGAATCTACATTAACTAGACATAATTGGAGATTTGCAACAGGACAACAACAGTTATCTTTGTTAGCAGATGCACCTACTGGTAGATTTGAATACGCTTATCAAATACCTTCTAATCCTGAATGTTTAAAAATATTATCAGTAACTTCTAATGATGCGTTATTACGATATCATAGATACGAAGATAAAATATATTTAGATGGTTTTGGATCATCAACTACAGTTATTATGGATTATGTATTTAGACAAAGCGAAGATCAGTTTCCCCCACACTTTAGATTAGCAGTAGAATATAAACTAGCTAGTATCTTTGGTGGATCAGTAGCAAGAGACGCAGCACTTGTTAGAGAGTTTGATCAATTAAGTGAAAGACAATTATTAATTGCAAAAAATACTGACTCCTCAGAAACTACAACTAAAACACTTTCTACTGATAGATTTATAACAGAAAGAAGAAGCAGTCGTAGTGGACTTGTAGTTAGTTAATGCCTAGAAAAATTAGACAAGTATATACAAACTTTTCTTCAGGAGAAATTAACAATCTCCTTAATGCAAGAACTGATGCTAAAGCATATTTTGAAGGTGGTAAACAAGTACGCAACTGGTATTTATTAGATGAAGGTGGAGTAATGCGTAGACCAGCTACTGAGTATATGGCTACAATGCCTGCCGAATGTAGAATAATGCCATTTATATTTTCTAATGATGAAGTAGCTATATTTGTATTATCTAATAATAGACTAGATGTTTACAATTCTAGTGGAGCAGTAATACAATCTAATATTACTTCTAATTGTAATTGGACTACTGCACAATTATTTGAATTAAATTTTGCACAGTTTGGTGATACAGTTTTTTTATGTCATAGAGAAAATCCTATAAGAAAAATTACAAGAGCTTCTGCTAGTTCTTTTAGTGTAGCAGCTTATGTTTTTGAAGAAGATGATACTGTAACTGTAAATGGTATAAATAAAACTACACAACCATTTTACAAATATGCTGATAGCACAATAACAATAACACCTGGCGCAACTACTGGAAACAGCGTTACATTAACTGCTAGTGCAGATTCTTTTGTATCAGGACATAATGGAACATATTTAAAAATTGGTGGTAAACAAGTTAAGATTGTAGGTTTTACAAATGCAACTACAGTTACTGCTACTATACTAGAAGCATTACCTAATACAGATGCTAATGCAGATTGGTCAGAACAATTAATATCTGCTGTAAATGGATTTCCACAAGCTGTATCTTTTCACGATAATAGATTATGGTTTGCTGGTGTAAGAGATAATCCAGCAGCAGTTATAGCTAGTCAAATTGGAGGATATTTTAATTTTGATTTAGGTACTGGTTTAGCTAATGAAGCTATTAATGTTGCTATTGCAAGTGATACAGTAAACGAAATTAGACATATGATTTCATCTCGTAACTTACAAATATTTACTGATAGTGGAGAATACTATGTACCAGTATCATCACAGTCTGCTGCTATTACTCCTAGTAGTATAGCTTTTTTAAGACAAACACCTTATGGAATTAATAGAGCAGCACCAATACCTTTTGATGGAGCTTCTATGTTTAGTCAAAAGAATGGTAAGTCAGTAAGAGAATATGTATTTTCAGATGTTGAACAAGCATATAGATCTACAAGTGTATCTGTATTAGCTTCTCATTTAATTGATTCTCCTAAACAATTATCTATGATGACAGGTAATGAAACTAAACCAGAACAGTTTGCTTTTTTTTTAAATAGTGGAACTAATGAAGATGGTAAACTTGCAGTCTTTCATTCTATTCGTGATGAAAAAATTGCTGGTTGGACTATGTGGGAAACACAAACTGGAGATAAGTTTCATAGTATAACTGCATTAAATGATAAATTATTTGTAATAGTTAAAAGAGTTGTACCTAGTGGTACTAAATATTTATTAGAAAGATTTGCTAATGATGATGCTATTACTCTTGATTGTTCTACTACAACAACAGTATTTCAAAAAGGAACACCATTAGTTAAAGGAGCAAGTCAAGCTACTGATCAAAACACTTTAGTTGTTGATGGTTTTAGCACTGCTCCACAAATACAAGAAACATTTACAATAGCTGGAAATGCAGCAGAATATACTATTACTGCTGTATCTGCTGGAACTTCTCAACACACATTAACATTAGATAAAAACCTTGCAGCTGTACCAGCCGATAATGCAGTTATTACATTAGTAGATGGATTTTTACATACAGTAAATGCTATTTACGAAAACACTGATACAGTATTTGCAGTATTTGGTAATGGCTCATTAGGTGAATTTACAGTAGATTCTAATAGTAGAATAACATTAACATCTGCACCATTTCCTACTGGAGTAAGAGTTGGATTTAATTATACACCTATATTAGAAACAATGTCTATAGATAAAGAAATAGATACCGGCCCACTTACAGGTCAACCAAGACGAGTTAATAAAGCTATTGTAGATATATCTGGTGGATTAGATATAACAATGAAAGCTCAAGATTTAAATTCTAAAGAGTTAGTAATACAACAAGCTGGGTTTACTTCTGGAACAGACATAACACCAGTTACAGCAAAAAAAGAATTTAATTTTTTAGGTTATAGTAAAAGTCCTACAATTACTATTAGCCAAAACGATCCATTACCATTAAAGGTATTAGGAATAGCTATGGAGATACAGTTCGCATGAGTGGTGTAGAAGCAGCAACATTATTTGCAATAAGTACAGGAGTACAAACTGCTGGTCAAATATCTAGTATACAAGCACAAAGAGCTGCATTAGCTAGAGAAAATTATAGAATAGCAGCAGAATCTAGATTGGCAGCATTAAGAGCTTTAGAAGCAGAAAATCAAAGACGAGCAGATGCAGAAGCAGAGTTAGGACAAAACTTAGCTTTCCAATCTATTACAGGATATTCTGATGATAGTATGAGTTTTTTAAATATTAATAATCAAGTTACAAAAAATAGAGATAAAGATTTAGCTGATATTCGTTTAATGGGTAAAGTAGTAAATCAAAAATACGGTCAAATGATTTTTGAAAATAGAATGAAAGAAAAAGATTTAGTGTTTGGTGGTTATGCAAGTATTATAGCAGAGCTAACAAGTGGTATGGCTACATATAAATATATGCAAGGTAACAAGCAACCTGAAATAAATTTAAAATATCAATACAATAGTACAGGGCGGAAAAATTATCCGTATGGATTATAATGGCATTA